CCAATTTATAGATACCAGCTAATGTTGAAGCTGTTCCTAATGCAGTTGATAATGGTGAAGGAGAAGGTGTAATTGTTTGTTGTGTTTGTTGAGGGTAACCAGAGATTAATCCCATTACACCAGAACCTAAAGCTTGTGTAGCTTGATAAGGTTGATAAGCTTGTTGGTAAGCAAGTTGTCTTTGTGCTTCTAATTCTGCTTGTTGTCTAGCTTGTTGTTGAGAACCTAATGCAGTTAATCCTGCGATCTGAGTTCCAACTGCTGCTGGAGCTTGTTGAGCTAATTGTAATTGTTGAGTAAATCCTCTTTGAGCTAAATCTTGAGCTTGCGTAAAACCTTGTTGTTGTAACTGAGCTTGTAATGCTGCTCTGTTTCTATCTGATTCAGATTGATAAACTGCTTCTTGCACCGCGCCTCTACCTTGACCGAACGCACCTGCAGCAACTTGTTGTGCTCTTAAACCTGGTAAACCTCTTTGAGCCTGAACATCATACTCTTGTAAAGTTGTAGAAATTACATCTTGTTGATATGGAGACATGTACTGCTGATATGCAGTAGGACCTGTTCCTGCTGCAGCTGCTTGTAAGTAAGGTTCATAAGAACCAAGACCACCTGCTAATTGTTCAGCTTGTGTAGTTAGTGCTCCAGGGCCAGCTACAAATTGTGGTCCATATAATTGTGATACATCTATTTCTTTTAAGCCACCTACCGTTTTCGTTAATTCATCAGCATAGGTTTTTCCTAATGCTTCTATAAACTCTGCGGGTAGTTGTCTTACTGATTGTACTTCAGCCATTATACGGTTCCTCCATTTTCTAATGTCTTCATTGTGTTATACAGTCTTTCTGCGCCCTTTTCAACATCTCCGTTACCAGCTCCTCGTACCGCGTCAGCAGTGAAAACAAACTCGTTTTTAGATAACATTGCAGGCACATCGTCTGCTTTTTCTTTAATTCCAACTGGTACAAAACCACCTTCTGCTCTATAATCTAGCTCTTGTACACCTTGTTGATTTTCTCTAGGTTGTCCCATAGGTATATCCATAATACCACCTACAGCTTTCTTTTTTCTTTTTTTATCTTGGTATTTTTCAGGATTGTATTTACGATCCAATTCTTCTGCTTTTCTTTTGTAATATTCTTCTTCAGCGTCTTTATCAATTAATTCCATAAATTTATAACTACCATCTGCATAACCAATTCTACCACCTTGTGCAGCATATTCTCTAGTTTGTTCTTCAGCAAACTGAGCAGCTTCTTCGTCGGTAGCATCTTTATTTAAATTTTTAAAATATTGTACAAGATAGTTTTTAACCCCTTGTGGATCTCTTGCAAAAGCTTCTTGAGCTTTTTCTTTACTACCTCCAAATAAAGAACCTAACAATCCACCACCTACTGCAGCAATTGTTCCCATTCCTCCAGGAACTTTGCTTAATAAACTTCCAGAAGTTAATGCTTGACCAACACCAGTATTCATAACTCCACTTAATAATCCACCACCATATAAACCTGTTCCAGCTTCCACAGTTCCTAGTAACCCTGTTTTTAAAGCAGAAGGTGAAAATCTTGCAAGACCTTGTGCCCCACCAAGTCCTCCTAAATAATATGCACCTCCAGCAAGTAAAGCTAGTTTACCTACATCAGAAGACACAATATTTTTAACAGCTTTAGTTGCACCTTTAACAGCTTTACCTACAGATTTAACAATACTACCTAGACCATATTCTCCTCTAGGTACCATCATTTGATTAACAGGTAATTGAGTGATTCCTCCACCCATATATAATTGTCTTTTCATCTGTGATCTTGAAATAGCCATAATTCCTATAATATTGTTAACAATCTGGCAGGCATATTATCCTGGAATATATCAATTTACTAGGTTTTATTAGACTAGTCAATCATTTTTGAAAGTAAGATCATCCATTAGACGACCAGTATATCTATATTCTCCAACGTGAGTAATATATTCATCAACTAAAATATGACATTTACCACCTATTTCAGCCCATCTTTTACAGAAACCAAAATCCTCTCCATAATATCTTTTAGTTTTAGGTTCATGATATGTATCAAAAAAGTTATAAAAGTATTCTTTTTCTACTTGCTGACCATTTAAAATAGTAGGTTGATTTATTTTTTTATCTGGAAATGCTTTAATCATTTTTTCAAATACAGATCTTTTAATTAACATACATCCTGTAGGCGCATGAGAGACTTCTGCAATACCATTAACAACTGTAATCTGTTCTTTGTTTTCCATTTTTATAGGCCAAGTATATCCTTGTTTAGATAATACATCAGGTTCCATATTACCTTTTAAATTAATACGATTATAAACTTTTTGCCAATCAATAGCTTTTAATGGATAAGGTGCAGCTATAACATCTTTATCAGCAGCTATAAGTTTCATTATAGTTTCTGTTTTAAATTCAATATCTGAATCTATAAATAATAAATGTGTATATTTATCTCCTTCTTCTAAAAAACCATTAACACATAAATTTCTACCTTGTGTAACTAGTGATGATTTTAATAATGAAAAAGAAACTAATATATTTTTCATCAAACAATCTTGTTGAAACTTTAATAATGATTGTGTGTAATGTATTGAACATTCACTATGAACAGGTGTTGCTAAAAATATTCTAGGTAAGTCACTATTCTTTTGTTCTGGTGTTGCTTTTGGATTTGGATTAATCCATATAGGTTTACTTGGATCTTGCATCTAATGCTCCTTTCAAAAATTGTGTCCATGCGTTGCCTTGTTTTTCCCAATTATAAAAATTATTTGTGTAATCTATTTGTCTTTCTAAATGTTTTACAATACCTGGTGTATTTAATTTATCTGCAACAGCTTCAATTGCAAAAGCAAAATTATGAGCTAGTGCTAAATAATTTTTTTGATATGGAATATAAGAACTAAATTCTGCACATGTTTCAAACAAAGCTCCATAATCAGTTGTAATAACATAAAGTCCAGCTGCCATTGCTTCTATTGCTGATATGCAAAATGTTTCTTCCCAAATACATGGATAAGCAAATATATCGTATTCGTGTAAATGTTCTTTAATATATTCATTAGGCTTATAACCAATGTAGTTTACATTAGGTAGTTGTTTTGCTTGATCATATAATTCTTGCCATTGATGATCATTCTGTTCTTTAAATGATGAACCATAAACTTCAGTAGATGAATATACATCTAATTCTATATTAGGATTCTTAATATATTGCATTGCTGCTAATATTACATTTAATCCTCTCCAAGGTGTTGGGTGAAAAATAAGTTTTATTTTATCTTTCTTTTTATTTAAATCTTTTGCTTTAATATTATCTATACCATTTTTAATAACTAAAGATTTCTCAGTTGGTATATCAAACATCATTCTAAATTTTTCATAATTCCAATGACTATTAAATACATACCAATCATATTTATTATGATTAGATTTATCTTTAAACCATGGTGCTAGATTAGGTTGATCATATGAATTCTTTTGCCAAAGAATATTCATCTTCGATGAATGTAATGGAATTTTTTCTGGTACAGATGTTGTTATTTGTACTTGATCTAATAATGCCTGATCAACGTATTTTGTTAAATATTCAAATTGAAGTTCAGTTCCGCCTCTAGGATTTTTTTGCACCTTGCATTACCTTCTGAAGAAGGTCTAGTCCTTTGTTAGTAACGGTTACCGCTGTATCCACTGCTAAATCTTCTTCTTTATGATTTCTTAAAAATTCTTCTTTAGTATTATAAGTCTTGTTTGTGGACTTACTTCTAAATGTTTGTTTTGTTTCTGTTTCTATTTTTACTATTTTATCCATTCTGATCTTCTCTGCTTATTTCTAGCAACGCTAGTGTTGCACTTATAGCAGATGTATCAGTGGATTCAAGAGATATAGAGTCACTTTCTTCTAATATAATTGGACCCTTTGCAATATTACAAATAGTAGGCCCAGTCACTGCAGCGTACGCTACAACATAAGAAGTAGACGCTGAATTATCTGTAACTCTTGCAGTTACATTTTTAGAGCCACCTGTATTTGTAATTTGTATATTTTGTATAATCGCATTTGCATTAGTAGGTGCTGTATATAAAGTTACAGCATCTGTTGTACTAGGATCATAGAATGCGTTTTTATATATATTTGCCATTATGTTAAATCATACCATTTTAATGTACCAACAACATCATCATTTGCTGATGCACCTTTAGCACAAAGTGTTAATGTATCAGAAGCTCCTGCAATTGTCTGTCCTATTTGATAAGAAAAAGCAAAAGCTCCAGACTGAGCTGCAGTTACCAATGATGTACCTTTACCAGAAAGATAAGCTTTAGCTACTTCCGTTCCTCCAGTAATTGTTGTAGTTCCTGTTAAATCGTATTCTACATTATCGGAATAACTTGTATAAGAAAAAGATGTAGACGGTGTCGCATTTACTCTAAGAGATATTTCAAAATCAGAGTTAGATACAGCTGCTGTATCAAAACCAGATGGTACAATCACTGCATAAGGTCTCCCTGATTTAATTCTTATTGTGGCTAAATTATAAAAAGTACCAGCAACAGTTAAATTAACACCTCCTAAAGATGCTGTACCTACCATTTGTCTAACACCTTCTGGAGCATAACCTCCTTCAATCATTGTTGTAGAACAAACCTGTTGTAATACTGCTGCACCTGAAATAGTTCCTGTTGTTTCTATTTCATATCTTATTGGTAAGTTTGCAGTTTGCATATAAACCGTAGTTAAACTGTTTGCATTATAAAACGTATGTGCAGTTATAAATTTACCATCAATTACAAACCCAACTCTAACAGCTCCCATACCTAACCATTCAAAATCCATAAATAATATAGATGCTTTATCCACAGACAAACTATATCCAGATGCACCTGTACCATCTAACTTATCTCCATTCCAAGATGATTGAGATATTTCTGTATCAGCAGGAGATCCTGTTACATAAGTACGTCTTACTATTTTTAATGTAGTACCATCTGCCATAAAAAATATTCCATTATTCGCATCAAACATACCAACCTTTTGTTTTAGATCAGCTTCCGGAGTTTGCATAACAAACGTATTTAAATTTAATAATGACTTACCGGGTTGATAAGACATAACTCTTTTTGATTGTCTAATAACTTTATCACCACTAGCTGTAGTTACATTTAGATTAACTGTGGATTTATTGGCTGTATAAGTAACTGTTCCTGATCCTGTTAAATCTTCATCAAAGAGATCATTCTTTGACATAACATTTTTAGAATCAAATATAGTTAATGGATTAGATACTCTTAATCTTCCAAATGCATCATAAGCATTAGAGCCATCTCCACCACCAATAACTGTTGGCTCAACATTAACGTTATTACATGAACTCATTAGCAACCAAACCTCATATTAAACCATGTAAATCTTTGAAGCTCTTGTTTTAAGTCTTCTTGGTAACCAAAATTTAATTCATTCTTTAAAGTATCTAAACCTTCTCTTAATTGTCTTTGATTGGTTTCTTCATACTCTGGTGTAGGTTCAGGTATTACTGCTGTAATCTTTGCCATTATCTTCTACCTCCTGCAGCAATATCTAATCTTAAAGTTCCATATCTCCAAGACTCATCTACTGCATCATTTTCTATTTTTAAACTAACCTGTCTTCCTCTAACTCTTGTGCTTACAAAAGTTGTAGTACTATTACATGTAAATGGACCTGTAATCAATGGACCATTAGAATCTGATTGTTCTGTTTGACCTGGATAGTTTCTAAAAAACATAGTGACTTTTGCATTACCAGATAAGTTTTTAAAGTCTGGTATAAATCTAGATACTCTCATAATGTTTTCACCATCACCTTGTAGTCCTTGTTGAACAGAAATATCATAATCTCCAGATTGAATGTAAGATGTAATTGCACTTTCATTTCCATTTGCATCAACTTCATTAACTCCAGTTTCATGAGCCCAATATTTAGTAGATCCATATGTATTAGTTACACCATTAATTACCGGAAAACTTGGTGTTCCATTTGTTGTAAATTGAGTTGCATAAGGTAATCCATAAGTGTGAGCATCATTATAAGATGTTCTAGATAAAGATCCTGTTGTCCAAGTATTTTCTATAAAATTAAATACAACGTTTCTATTAATTTGCTGCGAGCCGCTCGCTGCATAGTACCAGCCTACTTCATTAAATAGTGAATTATGATAACCATATGCAATTTGATTGGCATCGTAATTAATTCCTAAATTATCACCAGAAGTGGTAAATACAAAATCTTCAACTAATGATGGTAGTTGTTTTACAGTACCATCAAACATAAAGAAGCCTCCGCCAAATCCCATCCAAAAAACAGCCCCTTGTGCAAAGACTGCTGCATGTTGACCTAAACATCCACAGTTACTTCCTACTTGTCTAATACTAAATGTAAAAGGTGGACCTACAAACTGTATTTGATATGCTGCTTGATCAGTTAAAACTAGAATATAATCTTTACCTTGAACTGCAGTTATAATTTCATTTCCTTGGTCAATTAAAAAAGTACCTGCTGTATTGTTTGCTGTTGGAGCATAAGTTCCAATATTTTCTTGATCAGAAAATCTAATAAACATTTTATTTTGAGTAGATGCCGTTCCAATAGTTGTTTCAGTTCCCATTAAAAATAAATGTCTATCTCTATCTGATACTAGACTCATTAATGATGTTGTAGGAGCTCCTGATACAATTGCTGCTCTTGTTTCTAATGCTCCAGCTGTTGCTGGATTCCATGTATATGTTGCACCATTCCTAACTGTTGCAACTAGCAACTGGCCGTAATTATCGAGTGACCAGGAACCAGGATCGAGTGTAACGTTTGTTACAGAAGATTCTTCTCCCCACTCTTCTGATCCCCAACTATCTGTACCCCAACCATAAGCTGGTGTTTGAAAGACTGGACCAATAGTAATGTATGAATTTAATGTTGCAGACCCTTGAGCCGACATTCCTGTGCCAGTTTCATTTGATGGCATAGTAATGGTAAAAGTGTTTCCGGTAGGTGTTGCAATAACTTCAAATACATTTGTTTCAAAATCATTTGTTGTGTATCCTGTTTCACCACCACCAGGTAATGATACAGATTTAAATTTAAAATAGTCTCCAACTAATAAACCATGAGACGTTAAGTTAACAGTAACTGTTGCAGATCCTGTTGTTGAATCAAAGGTTGCTCCTGCCTGATCTGCATTGATAGGTGTAATATCATAAAACCCACCTTCATAATAAATAACTAATACTTTAGATGTACCAAGTGCTGCATACTTTTTACCATCTAAATCTGTCCATGTATGCTGATCTCTAACAGGTCCTGATATAGTGTTATCTACTAGTTGCTGCCAACCACCTATTTTCTCAGGTTGACCATATCTAAAACGTACATTATCTCCATCAACCCATTGACCTTCGGCACCGGTCTCTGTAGCTTGTTTATTAAATCCTGGCTTAAATTGTATTTTCTGAAGCATAGCACCTCATTATATATGCTTTTTATTATTTTGGTAGTACTATATTCCATTCTAGCTTAGATAGCAAACCTTCTAGAACCATTGACTTTTATTACACAAATATTATATATTTTAAAAAATAAAAAGAAATATATAAATGAAAATAACAGTTTTAGGAAGAGGTAACGCTGGTTGTTTAACTGCTTTACATTACCATTATTATAGTCAATTTTTAACGGATAAAAAAGTAGAAGTAGAGTTAATTCATGATTCTAAGACACCTCCGATAAATGTAGGTCAAGCCACTACTTTAGATTTGCCAAATTTATTATGGTCAGCTTTAGGAACTCATTATTACAATAATTCAAAAGATTTAAATTACACTTTAAAAACAGGTATTTTGTATAAAAATTGGGGTAATACAAAAGAATTATTTCACGAATTTCCTATGGGAAATTATGCATTGCATTATGACACTACAACTTTTCAAAACCATATTTTAAAAAATTGTGAGTTTGATGTGAAAGTAGTAGATAAATATGTTGAAGACTATTCTAAAATAGATTCAGATTATATTTTTGATTGTCGAGGATGGCCGAAATCTAAAGATGATTATGAAGAATTAGTAAACCCTTTAAACTCTGTTATTGTGGCTAGACTTCCTAACACAGAAAAAGATCCTGATTGGACAGAGGCAGTGGCTACAAAAAATGGCTGGTGTTTCTATATTCCTTTAAAAGATTTTATTTCTGTTGGTTATTTATACAATTCTAATATTACAAAAAAAGAAGATGCTCTTAATGATTTTAAAAGTATGTATACTTTTGATAAGGTATTTGAAAGTTTTTCTTTCTCAAATTATATTTGTAAAGAACCTATAATAGATAATAGAATAATTTTAAATGGAAATAGATTATTTTTTCTAGAACCTTTAGAATCCACCGCGGTAGCTACTTATTTGCAATGGGCTAGATATACTTGGGACTGGATTTTTAATGATGTTTCTATTAATACAACAAAAGCCAATATAAGACAGTATATAAGTCAGGTACAAAAATTTATATTATGGCACTATGGATTTGGATCTAAATATAAAACTCCTTTTTGGGATTATGCAAAAAATCTTTCATATGAAAATTTAAATGATAAAGGATTTATAAACATAGTAAAAGAAGTTTCTACTCAAAAAGCATCTTTTGTAAGAAATGATCAAGAACAGTATGCTCAATGGAAAAAATGGAACTTTAAAAATTGGGTTGATGGAATGAATGGCAAATAATAAAAAACACATACCTAATCCATCTTGGCCTTTTTATGTAGAAAAAGTACACCCTTATGCTTGGTATGAAAAATTTTTATCAAAAGATGAATGTAAAGAGGTTATAAGATATGCTAAAAGTTTAAAACAATCTCAAAAAGGTAAAATATTAAATAAAGGTAAAAAAATATTAAAACAAATAAGAGATAGTAATGTAACTTGGTTAGCTCCTGATGATAACATAACTTGGTTATACAGAAAAATAACAGACGCTACTTTAGATTTAAATAATAAATATTTTAATTTTGATTTACATGGGATTTCTGAATCTTTACAGTTTACAAATTACAAAAGTCCTTCAGGACATTATCACAAACATGTTGATAATGCATATGATTTTATAATTAGAAAATTATCTTTAAGTATTCAATTAACAGACCCTGAATCTTATATAGGAGGAGATTTAAATTTATATCTAGGCGAAAATAAAACCACTATGAGAAAACAACAGGGAGATTTAATAGCTTTTCCTAGTTATGTATTACATGAAGTTACTCCAGTTACAAAAGGAGAAAGAAATTCATTAGTTGCCTGGGTTACAGGAAAACAATTTAAATAAAAATGCAAACATATAACTTATTTCCGACTTCAGTTGGTAGTATTAAACTAAATTTAAATTTAAGTAGTTTAGAAAATTATTGTAAAAATATTAAATCAAAACATAAAGGAAGAACTTTATCTAATATTAATGGCTATCAATCAAATGACTTAAATTTAAAAGATAAAGAGCTTAAAGAATTTTTAAAAATTCTTAATATTAACGTTAAACAATATGCTTCAAATGTTTTAGAATTAAAAAATAAATTAAATATCTCAAATATGTGGTTTAATTATAATACAAAAAAATGTTCTAATGGAGCACATATTCACCCTTACTCGGTTGTTTCAGGTGTATTTTATGTAAAAACTCCTAAATACTCTGGAGATATTGTTTTTTATAGAGAAGACGCTTTTGTTTATTTTGCAAGACATGTATTTAAAGACAAAGATTTTAAAAAATTTAATTTTTTTAATTCTAGATGTTGGTCAATTTCTCCAGAGGAAAATACTTTATTATTATTTCCATCTTGGCTTCTTCATTCTGTAACTGAAAATATAACAGAAAAAGAAAGATTATCTTTTTCTTTTAATTTTAAATTATGAAATATTCTTATTGGCATTGGAAAAAATTTTTTTCAAAAAAAGAAATAAATTTATTAAATAATATAATAAATTTAAACACTTTCAAAGGTGTAGATATTCAAGCAACTGATGTAAAAAAAACAAGTAAGGTAAAAATGATTGAGTATAAATACTTAAAAAATCATTTAGATAATCTTTTTAAAAAAATTTATATGATAAATCAAAGTCATTTTGACTATGATATATTTGATCCTAAAGAAGAAGATTTACTTTTATATAATGTGTATAAAGAAAATAGAGAGTATGATTGGCACATAGATGAATCTAATGACTCATATACTGATATAAAATTAACAGTATTAATAAATTTGTCTAATTTAGATTATACTGGTGGAGAATTTTGTTTAAATAAATCTACTGAAGTAATGTTAAAAAATGAATTTAATGAACCTGGTGACGTTATATTATTTAAGTCTCATATAATGCATAAAGTAAAACCTGTAAAAAAAGGACAAAGAAATTCTTTGACTTACTTTGTAAAAGGACCAAATTTTAAATAATTATTAAATTGAATTTAGAAAAAACATTCATTCATAAAGATACAGTCAGTGAAAAATCCTGCGATGAATTAATTAATTATTTTAATTCAAATAAAAATAAACAGTATATTCCAGAACATAAAATAAAAATAGATACTGAAATTTGTTTAGATGCTAAAGCTACTTTAGATTTAAATTACTTTAAAGAACTCAGCAATATTATAAATACTTATAAAAGTAAGTTTATCTATTCTAATGAATTACATAATCCCTGGTCTATTTGGGAGGGTCCTCTTATTCAAAAATATAAACCTGGAGAGGGTTTTTTAAAATATCATTTTGAAAATCAGTATCCTAGATTTCATACTAGGCACCTTGTTTTTATGACTTATTTAAATAATGTAGATAAAGGAGGAGAAACAGAGTTTCTATATCAAAATGTGAAGTTTAAACCTAAAAAAGGTTTAACTTTGATTTGGCCAACTGATTGGACACATACTCATAGAGGATGCCCTTGTAAAAAAACTAAATACATTATTACTGGTTGGTATGGCTTTGAAAACATATCTTAAAGAATTTTCTAAACATTTAAAAGAAATTTCTTATCCAACCGAAAAAGAAAGAATAGAAGAATCATGGGATATACAAGGTGTCTTAAAAGATAAATCAAATCAATTATTAAAATTTGATGTTAGACCTATAGAAATTAAAAAAACAGGAGAGCTTCATAAGCAAGGGCATTTAGGAATAAAAGCAGATAAGTTTGTTTTTGAAACAGCTAATTCTTGGGTTATTATAGATGTAGAAGAATTACATCAATATATTGCAAAAAATAGATTAACAGTGATTAATTTACAAGAGATACTAGATAAAATTGATTGGAATATTATTCTTTACAAATAATTATTTTCTATACCCAGCTTGTAGTATCTTCGTCCCATTGCCATGGTAAATCATTCTCATTTAATCCAGATGGTTTATCAACTGGTGCTTCATAACAACAGGTAGTTTCATTTAAAACCCATGAAGGATAAGGTTTTGGTTCTATAAAAGCATCTCTTGCTTCATCATAAATAAATCCAGGTCTATTAGGAAAATTTTTTCTATAAGCTTTACTTTGATCTTCTGATGGGACATACCCTTCTTCAGTTTCTGTATAATAAACATTGGCAAATGTATTATAAGAACATTTTTTCCAAACTGCATTAGGTTCTTTATATAAATTTCTTAAAAATGTTTGACCATCAATTTCTAAATCTGCTACATCATTATTAACAGCTACAACAGTAATAACTTCATTATTGTCATTTAGTTTTGCAAAACGTGCCATTATGCTGTGTAACTCCCTGATCCATTATATGTTAAAATTGTATCACTTCCATCGGTTGTTTCTGTTGGACTACCAGTTGTATTTCCAGAATAATCTTCTGTTGCCATTCTTAAAACAACTATACCTGTTCCACCAGATGCTGTACCAGGTCCCTCTGGATCTCTACCTCCGGCACCGCCTCCTAGATTAGTAGCTCCAGGTTGTCCGGGTTGAGACTCCGATCCTGCTCCATAACCACCGCCACCAGATCCTCCGGGAGAATTAGGTACACCTTGTCCGCCTGCTAGGTTACAGCCTCCGCCGCCGCCTCCAGCGTAAGTAACTGAAGATCCTGTAATATCAGATGATGATCCATTTCCTCCAGAACCTCCTGTAGCAGGTTGACCAAGGTTTCCTGAAGATCCTGACTGTCCGGCACCTCCGCCGCCTGCGCCAGCACCCCACGGGCCACCTACACCGTTTCCTCCTGGGTTTCCTTGTGATGGAGATACGCTAGGTGTATTTCCAGCTCCTCCAGGTTGGTTACTATCAAAACCGGCTCCTCCACCAGATCCTCCTGATGATTGTGTAGTTCCACCTCTTCTAGAAGTAATGCTTACATCACCACCTATTAAAGAAGAATCAGATGAAGATGATCCTACTGTTACTGTATATTCTGTTCCACCTACTATTTCGAGATCCGTAGCGGTTCTAAAACCTCCGCCACCTCCGCCGCCTGAGTTTGCAGTTCCTCCACCGGCTACAATTAAATATCTTATATTATATTTTTTTGCTCCACCACGACCATAGCCGCCTTTTGAGCCAGCTCCAAATGAACCTAAAATTGGCATCTTTCTATAATCCTCCTATTATGCAAACTGTGTTTGCGCTGCTAATACTGTAAAAGTAGACGAAGCTGTTTTAATAGCAGTGTATGTATAAATATCATTTGATGTTACATTTCCACCAGTTGGTGCTGCTCCACCTTGCCATACTGGAGTTACTGTAGAACCATCTACTTGTACTGTTGTATTGTAATAAGTTACGTTGTTGTTTTTATTAATAAAAGCAACTGTGATTGATTCACCTGTGTCCATAGACGCATCTAAAGAATTTGAACCATCACCTCTTAAATTAACTGTAAAGTTTGCAGAGGCAGTTGCAGTATTTAATTGAACCGCTTGAGTATTTGTATCAAAGTTAATATTTGATGTGAATGTACCATTAACATTTACTTTTTCTGCAAGACCTTGAATTTTACCATTACCATTTAATGTAACTCTTCCAATTCCTTTTGGAGTTAAATTAAAATCAATATTTGTATCAGTTCCAACTGCTGC